CCCCAGGCCACCCGATCGCCACAAAAGCCCCTCACAGGCTGCATGTTTATAAACCTGTTACCAAACTCTCCAGTCGCACCCCGGGGATGACCGACCACCGCACCCGTCACCTTCCGTGACTACCTGGGGAAATGCCGCTGTGACCCCACCACCACAAGCGACCGCTCCCCGGGGTGGGGAACCCCCCGCTCAGCTCCCCTAGCTCCGCCCGGCGGCCAGGGCCGCGCATGTGCGCCACGGTTTTGACGAAAAAACCGGGCGCTCCTCGAACGACACCACGGAGGTTCCGTCATGCCGTCGATCGCGATTCGGGACGCTGGTGGTCCTGATGGATTCCTGGCTCGACGCGAACCCTTCACTTCTTACGGAGCCATGAGCGCCATCGCGGGAGCGCTCTGGAGTACAGGCGAGTGCCTGCCCCATGAGTGGTACCGGCGCTATCGCGCCGACGACGAGGACCCCGGAGTCGTCTACACCGTGCTCTCCTACCGCACCCCGATCGCGTGGGTGCGCGCCGACGGCGAAGTAGTCATACCTGACGAGCGCTACTCGGTCACGACCTCCCGCCACCAGAACATGTGCCGCGCCTGGCTGAGAGGCGCCTCGTGATCAGCAACCAGCACTACGAACAGGTGCCGATCGACCAGCTCATCCCGCACCCCGACAACCCGCGTCGCGGGGACGTCGACGCCATCGGCGAGTCCATCGACGCGCACGGGTTCTACGGCGCCGTCGTCGCGCAGCGGAGCACCGGACGCATCCTCGCGGGCAATCACCGCTGGATGGCGCTCAAGGCTCGCGGCGCCGCAGAGATCCCCGTGCTGTGGGTCGATGTGAACGACGACCAGGCGCGCAAGATCCTGCTCGCCGACAACCGTTCCACCGATCTGGCGACCTACGACGAGTCGGCTCTGCTCGCCCTCCTGGAACAGGTGGGCGCCGACGCCGAAGCCCTCACCGGAACGGCGTTCAGCGTTGACGACCTGGAAGACCTCGCCGCACGCCTGGGCGAGGTCCCCACCTCTCCGCCGACCACAGTCCAGCCCCAGTACGCCGAGTCCGACGAGGAGACGGCCGCGCGCGCTGAGCGCCTGGGCGCCAACGCCGAACAAGACGAGGAAGCTTCGGCGTCGGGGCTACGTGAGTTCGTCGTGGTCCTGGACCTGGACGAACACACCGAAGCCGTGGCCCGTCTCGCCGAGCTGCGTCGCGGCCTGGGCACCGAGGTGTCCTCGGGTGATCTGGTGCTGGGCGCTCTGCGCGCCGTGACCCCGAAGATGATCCGTGGCCACCTTCCCGAACGGGAGGCCGCCGCGTGAAGGAGCTGGTCTATCTGATCGGCGAGCCCGGAGCGGGCAAGTCCACGCTGATGTGCGCGCTGACCGACCAGTGCGCGCGGCTGAGCCGCCGCCGACCCTTCGCACACGATCTCCTCGTGCGTTCGCGTGAAGTGGTCGCGGTCGAACTCGGTCGCCGTCGCGCCGCGTTCTCGGGCACGGATGCGCTCGCGCTGTCGGTGGAACCGGCCGCGCGTTCATGGATCGCCGGCACGGATTCCGCAGTGGTCCTCGGCGAGGGCGATCGGCTGGCCACGGCGGGGTTCCTCGACGCCGCGACCGAAGCGGGGTTCACCGTCACGCTGGTGCACTGCGCACCGTCCGAAGCGGTCGCACACGAGCGCCGCCGACTCCGCGGTTCCCCTCAGGACGCGACGTGGGTCCGGGGACGCCGCACCAAGACCGCTCGCCTGGCGGAGCGCGCCCCCTCACGCGGGTGGCGTCTGCTCACCGATCCGTGCACGGACCCACCGGACCAGGTGGCCGCACGCCTTGCCGAACGCATCCCCGCACTGGAGGCCCTGAGGTGATCGAGATGCGGGTACGCACCCGCGCACACCCCGAGACCGTCGCCGCGCACGAGGGACGCCTACCGACTGATGCCTCCTATGGTGTTCTGCTCACCGGAGCGACACGGGTGCTCATGCCGGACGGTCGTCCTCTGTGCGTGTACCTGCCCGGACACCTGCGCGAGATCCTGGACTCCGACCCCGGCATCTACGACGTGTTGCACAGCCTGCGCACACAGCGCACCGACAACAGGGGCGCGGCTTCGGGCACCAAGCGACTCAAGATCGCCGGACAGACCCGCACCCGCGCACGCGCTATCTCCTCGGCGGTGGTCGGCGCCATGGACCCCTCGGGGCAGCAGCGCTACTGCCGACTCACCGCGTGGACGGGTGAGCATCTGCCCCACTTCCGCCAGCTCTCCCCACTCCTGCGAGCGATGAGCGCCGCGTTCGCCGAGCACGTGCCCGACCGGTACGCCGCACAGGCCGCACGGGTGGCCGACACCGCGCCGGACTGGGTGGTCCAAGGCACCGTGTTCACCACCGTGACCGTGAACAACTCCTACCCGACCGGGGCGCACCTGGACTCCGGGGACCTCGCCGAGGGATTCTCGACGCTGGCCGTGGTGCGCCGAGGGAGCTACAGCGGGGGACGCCTGGTGTTCCCCGAGTATCAGGTGGGCGTCGATCTGGGGGACGGGGACCTGATTCTCATGGACGCCCACCAGTGGCACGGCAACACCGCCATGACCTGTCCGCACGGCGCCGTCAACGACGCGATGCTCGCCTGCTGCGAATCCGAGCGCATCTCGGTCGTGGCCTACTACCGCGCCCAGATGACCGCCTGCGGCACCGCCGAGGACGAACGCGCCAAGGCCGTCGCCGCCGCCGAACGACGCACGACCCGAGTCCGCACGAAGTGAGGTGAGGTGTCGTGGGCAAGCGAGGTCCCGCGCCCAAGCCGACGAAGCTGCGTGTCCTCCACGGGGAGCGCGCGGGACGCATCAACCGCAACGAGCCCCAACCCGCTCCCGGTCTGCCCGAGCCCCCGCCCGAACTGGACGAGGCCGCACGGGCGATCTGGGACTTCGTCGTGGGTGAGCTGGACGCGATGGGCCTCGCCCAGCGCCCCGACACCCACCAGCTTCACGCCTATGTGCAAGCGGTGCGCCTACACGCTCAGGCGTCGGTGCTCGTGCAGAAGGCGGGGCCGCTCATCACCGACCGCGACGGCGACCTGCGCACCAACCCCGCTGTCCGTATCCAGCGCGAGTCCGCGCGCACCATGCTCGCCTTCGGACGAGAGTTCGGCCTGTCTCCGGCCGCACGGGTCAGCCTCACCACACAACGCGTCGCCGAGAACTACGCCTCCCGCCTGCTCAGCTAGGCCCTACGAACCTTCGCAGAGGCCCCTTTTATACAACAGGAAGCATTCAGTCTTTTTTTGAAGCGCAATTGAGCTAAATTGCTCTTTTGATTCATTTTTTGGGCAAGCAAGCCCAAGCTCATCCAGTGGGAAGGAGTCAGCTTCTCAATTAATGCACGAACTCTAACCAGTGAGGGTTTTTTTATAGAGAGTGCGGCTACTGGATTTTTTGGACTCCTGAGGGCGAGGGTGGCTGCCGCGCCTGCGAAGAGGGTCGTGGTGATGACCATGGCCACTTGCCAAGGTGTGGGAGCGGCGTTGAACCCGGCCATCGCAGCAGTGGCCTGAGCCATGCAGGCGACGCCCACGATTGCCGCTGCCTCTCCTCGGGTTGGTTCTCGCACACAGGAACTCTAGATGAATGGACGCCTTCCCGTGGCGATTTGCGCAAGGCGAACCCTGGGTCATGGACATCCGATGATCATGTCATTGGAGGCATTTCTGTATGTCCGCCTCCCGACCGCCCGAATGCGGGTTCGTTCTGGACGACGCCGCGTGCACGCTTCGCGGAGACCACGTGTGCGCTGCTCGTGGGGACCACGTCGTAGCATTCTTCACTGAGCTACTGACGCACACGAAAGCGCGTTGGGCTCGGCAGGCGTTCCGCCTCGCCCACTGGCAGGAGCATGACCTGCTTCGCCCGTTGTTCTCCACCGTGCGGTGGGACGCCGAGTCGAAGCAGTATGTGCGCCGCTACCGCATCGCGTACATCAGCATGGCGCGCAAGTGCGGCAAGAGCGAGATCGCCGCTGGCATCTGTCTGTACCTGCTGTGCGCGGACGGCGAAGAAGGCGCCGAGATCTACGGTGCCGCGCGCGACAAGGACCAGGCGCGCAAGGTCTACGACGTCGCGGCGAGGATGGTCCGGCTCTCGCCGGTGCTGTCGCGGCGTCTGGTGGTCAAGGACCACGCACGCCGCATCGTGGACGAGCAGACGGGGTCCTACTACGAAGTGATCCCGGCCGACGCCGCTGGCAACCTCGGCCACAACCCGCACGGCGCCGTCTACGACGAACTCTTGACCGCGCCCAATGGCGACCTGTGGAACGCCCTGCGCACCGGAGCGGGCACCCGCACACAGCCGCTCATGGTCGCGATCACCACGGCCGGAACCGACCGCGACAGCTTCTGCTACCAGGAGTACCTGGAGGCGAAGCGGGTGCTGGAGAACCCGAAGCGGGCTCCACACCGGTTCGCCTACATCGCTGAGGCCGACCAGGACGCCGACCCCTGGGACGAGGAGGTCTGGAAGTCCGCCAACCCCGCACTCGGCGACTTCCTCAGCGTGCAGACGCTTCGAGAGGAAGCGATGGAGGCCCGCGAGGACCCCGCCAAGGAGTCGGTGTTCCGTCAGTTCCGGCTGAACCAGTGGGTGTCCTCGGTGTCGCGGTGGATGCCCATGGACGTCTACGACCGGGCGTCCGGGGAGCCGTGGCCGCGCCCCGACTGGCGCGCGATCACCGGGCGTCCCAAGGCGTTCGCCGGACTCGACCTGTCGGCGAAGCTCGACCTCACCGCGTGGTCGGTCATCATTCCGCGGGCTGAAGGAGGCGCGGACGCGCTGTGGCGCTACTGGCTGCCCGAGGCCGCACTGCCCCAGCTCGTCACGACCACGG